AATGTGGTAGTTGGTGATAAGAAGAACGCAACGTCTAATGCTTACACATACACCTTAGGTACTACTACTTCTGTGTTTAAAGTAAACTTAAAGATTGAAAACCTTAAGATGGTACCAGGTGACTATGATGTATCCATCTCATCTAAAAAGATCTCACGCTTTAAAGGCGCAGGCGATCTAGTATACTATGTAGCGATTGAAGCAGATTCAACATTTGAAGCTTAATTATATTATGGAGTTATCATGCAAGAATATTTATGGGTGGAGAAGTATCGTCCACAAACAATAGATGAGTGTATCTTACCTAAGAACCTAAAAGAAACGTTTAAGCAGTTCATCCAAACGGGTGAGTTGCCAAACTTCTTATTTTGTGGTACCGCAGGTGTAGGTAAGACTACAGTCGCAAAGGCATTATGTAACGAGATCGGAGCTGAGTACTTACTCATAAACGGATCCGAAGAATCTGGTATCGATGTCCTTCGAACCAAGATCAAGTCCTTTGCCTCAACAGTATCGTTGACTGACGCTAAGAAGGTCATCATACTAGACGAAGCAGACTACCTAAACCCAAACTCAACACAACCAGCACTTAGAGCCTTCATCGAAGAGTTCTCTAACAACTGTCGTTTCATCTTCACATGTAACTATAAGAACCGTATCATCGAGCCTCTTCATTCAAGATGCAGTGTGATTGACTTCAAGATCGAGAATGCAGAAAAGGCAGAGATTGCTGGAGCATTCTTCAAGCGCACTATTGGTATCCTTAAAACCGAGAACATCGATGCAGACCAAAAGGTAGTAGCAGAGCTAGTCACTAAACACTTCCCCGATTGGAGACGTGTACTAAACGAGTTACAACGATATTCTGTATCTGGTAAGATAGACTCTGGCATCCTTGTCAACATGACTGAGGACTCATTCAAAGACTTACTTAAGAACATGAAGGATAAGAACTTTACGGAAGTTCGTAAGTGGGTTGCAAAGAACGGAGATTCCGAGACTATAAATATATTTAGACAACTATACGACACAGCTTCAGTAAACTTGGAACCAGCTAGTATACCTCAATTGGTATTAATCCTTGCTGACTATCAATATAAAGCTGCGTTCGTTGCAGATCATGAACTTAACCTCATGGCTGCACTTACGGAGGTTATGTCATCATGCAAGATGAAGTAAAGAGTAGAGAATACGACTCAGATGATTGGGATAAAGCGTCATACCTAATCGAACGTGGGTTTGTGCAGTCCAATCCAGCTGGTGATAAGATGGATAACATTCGTGAGACTGCTATAGCTATCCATACTGTTAAGATGCGTGGATACGATGAGTATATCAAAAACGGCGGTACTCCACCTTTCGAAGGGAAAGCATGATCATATTAACTATAGTACTAGGATTTATCTTAGGTTGGTTTACTCTTAGATTATTAATTAATTATAAGATGATGAGGATGCTTGATAATATAGCAAATAGTCCATTACCAAAACCTGAAACAAAAGTCGTAGATATAGACCTTATCAAGATTAAAGATCGAGTATATGCATACGATAGAAAGGATAATTCATTCTTAGGATATGGTAATAGTAAAGATGAGATGGTTGAATATTTACGTAAGAAACATCCTAATACATCATTCATGGCAAAACCAGCAAATGTGAAAGAGGTAGATTTTAATGACCCCGTTTGATTTCTTAAATGCTATAAACGATAACAAGAAGGATCTATTCCAAGATCCGCAGGCATCCAAGGACTATACACCTTTCATGATTAATCGTGGCCTATCGTTCTTTCCAGACACAGTGTTATATGCCAATGAGATGAACATGCATGTCCAGATCCCTACTCAGTGGCAGTTTGAGTTCCTTAAAAACTCTATCACTAAGAAGAAGCGGTTTTCAAAGTGGCATAAGAAGGATGCTCAGCCTGAACAGGTTAGACTAATCATGAAGCATTACAAGTACTCTGAAAAGAGAGCTCATGAAGTCTTAAGCATCCTCAGCCCCAAGCAGCTCATAGAGCTCCAAGAGGCTTATGAAAAGGGCGGTAGAAACTAATAGTCTTATAAATATATAATGTAATCAATAAAGAAAGTGATTTTATAATGTCTATAGCAATGGTGTACTATGATTGGACACCAGATGCAATGTTAGAAGTTGACTTGATTGAACCAGATAATTTCCTAAAAGTCAGAGAAACTCTAACCCGCATCGGTATCGCTTCACGAAAAGATAAGAAGCTATTCCAGTCATGTCATATTTTACACAAACAAGGTAAGTACTTCATCGTACACTTTAAAGAATTGTTTGCCCTAGATGGCAAGGAATCTGATATCTCTATGTCTGACATCGAGAGACGCAATGTTATTGCTGAACTCCTTCAGGATTGGGGCTTACTGAAGATCCTTGATAAAGCTAAGGCAGAACCAAAAGCTAGCTTGTCTCAAATAAAGGTCGTATCCTTTAAAGAGAAGGGTGAGTGGGAATTAGTGCCAAAATATAATATTGGTGGGATTAAACGTAACATAACTAAGGAGTAGATAATGGCTTTACAATTAAATTTAGAAGTAGAAGAAGTGAATTTGATCTTAAGATCATTGGGTAAACATCCATTTGATGAGATCGCTCAACTTATTAATAAGATTCAACAGCAAGGTGAAGCACAGTTAAAACTACAACAAGCTGTAGCAGAAGCTGAAGCAAAAGCTAAAGAAGAAGCAGCAGTAGAACCTTCTGCTGAAACACCAGTAGAATAAATTCTGGTCTATTAGATTTTAATACTTTTAACTAGTCCCCTTTTAAGAGTATCACATAAGTAATTAAGTAGGATAACCTACACCTTTAAGGAGAATGAACATGTGGACAAAACCAGCTGCTACTGAAATGCGTTTCGGTTTCGAAGTCACAATGTACGTAATGAACAAGTAATTGTTTATGGTACAAAGAAGGGGCCCTAGGGTCCCTTTTTTATTTACTTGGGGCTATGTACATTAATTAATTATTGTGGTATAATATCTCTAAGAATAGGAGAAGTAATATGAAAAAACTTATAGCAGCATTAGTATTAGCTACAGCATCTACAGCAGCCTTAGCTCATAATGGTTGGGGTCATGGTGGTTATTATAATGGCGGTTATCATGGAGGTTATGGTCATGGTGGCTACTACAATAATAATTACAACTATGTCATGCCACTTTTAATTGGCGGTGTCATCGGTTATGAATTAGGTCAGCCACGTTATGGTTCACCAGTAACTACTACTGTTTATCCATCAACACCCATATATCAAAATTGTACAGCTTGGGTTGAAAATATAGATCAATATGGTAATCATACTAGAACGAGAACCTGTTACTAATGGCCGAATACAATAAAAAGTTTAAGCCTAAACAAACTGACTCTAAAAGAGGGTTATTTGTAGATGTACAAGAAGGCCAATTTGAAAAGGCATTTCGTAAATTTAGAAACAAAGTAGAAGATTCTGGTCTCTTAATTGAGATTAGAGAACGCATGGAATATGAAAAGCCATGTGTAGCTCGTAAAAAAGCAAAGAGTCAAGCGAAGAAACGTTGGTTGAAAAAGGTAGCATCTACTCAACCACCTAAAAAATTATATTAAGGAGAAGATTATGGGTAATCGCGATAAGAAAAAAGAATCAAAAGGCAGACCTAAAAAAGATAAGTTGCCTAAATAATGGCTGCAAAGAACGACATCACTGGAGATAGCATCATTTCCAAGGGTGGATCTAAACAGTTCGATAAGAACTTTGATGCCATAGATTGGTCAATTAAGCTTGATGACACACCTAAAGACGGTGATCAAAGACTTAACCATGAAGGTAAACTTGAACGTTATTATGGAGGACAGTGGAATGCAACACACCAAAAAGAAAGTTGAAATGCCAAGGATAGACGTCGCAGCAGTACTTGCAGCACACGAAAAGATGCGAGAAGGTAATCGTTATACGATGATCATTGAAGCTGCCTACAGAGCAAGAGACATTGAAAAACGTCGCGACTTCCTAGATCGTAAAGCCGAGAAGCTTAATTACTATGGATATAAGCCAATCAATCAGGCTCTTCAAGATATGATTGACGATGCTAAAGTATTATAAATAAGATTTGGTAGGATATTCTTACCAAACCTGCAGCCTTCGGGGGCAGGATTTTATTAAACTCGCTTAATTAAGGAGAAAACAATGGTAACAACAAACGTTTCATTTGGCCCTATTTGGCCATCATCAGTTGGTTTTGACAATATTATTAATGAGCTCGATGCTCTATTGAATGCTCAAGCACCAACTTCAACATTCCCACCTCATAATATTATTAAAGTAGACGAATACAACTACATCGTAGAATTGGCAATCGCTGGCTTTAATAAGCAAGAGGTAACTATCACCCTTAAAGATTCATTACTTGAGATCAAAGGACAAAAAAATCCTGAGGAAGCAGTACAGTATCTACATAAGGGTATCGGTACAAGATCATTTGTTAAGACTATCAAGCTTGCTGACACAGTAGAAGTAGTTGGATCAGCTGAGTTTCAAAATGGTATCTTACGCATTGCCCTTTGTAATGTTATTCCCGACTCTAAGAAGCCTCGTACAATTGAGATTACAGATGGTTTACCACCAGCTGCTAATATCGAACGTGTTAGAGAGTTATTAGCTGAAAGAGATAATACTTAAGATAGTTAAACGGATGGGGGAGCCCTAGCTCCCCCTTCTATAAATATATGATGAAAAGCGAATTGACAAAAGATTTAGTATCCTATCCGTTCTTACGGAGAGGTAACTATCAACTAAAGGTTTCAGTACTTAAACACATGTCTGTAATGGTTGTAGGTAACCATATGATGGACGTGGATAAGTTCTTTGTAAAACACTTTGGCGATTTAGAAGAAGCAGCAAATTTTATTGAATTTATCATTTTAAAGGATGAGCAAGATGGAAGATACTAAAGTAGTATTAATCAAATTAACAAGCAGCGAAGAGATCATGTGTACACGTATCTCATCAGGCGAAGGAGCTATGGTAATTAAAGATGCAGTCTTATTAATCTATAGACAAGCTAAAGAAGGAGCAATGTCAGTAGGCTTTGCCCCATTCATGCCTTATGCTGATGGATCTATCTCATTAAATCACTCAGCGATCGCGTCAACAAGTTACCCCAAACAAGACTTAGCAGACGAATATAACAGGATCTTTGGTTCTGGTATCGTTATTGCTGGTGCAAACGACGCCGCATTTAAAGCACAATAATTGTACTTTTAATCCCATACGGGATATAATTATATTATGAAATCAGTGACAGACTTTATCACAGACCATAAACCGTCTGATGACATCATCGTATTAGGCCAATGTCCCTCCTCTAAAACACAACCGTTTAAGAATGGGACATTTGCACGTCTGCAAAAATGGTTAGACTATGCAGAGATCAATGAATGGTCATTCCATAATGTCATACCTAATAAGATCAATAGTTATGATATAAATGATGTAGATGCGGATGCATTACGTAAAGCTGTAGAAGGTAAATCATTGATCATTGCATTAGGTGGGTTTGTATCAAAGGTATGTAAGAAGTATGATATAAGCCATGTAAGTATAGATCACCCTTCACCAAGAAACAGGAACTTAAATGATCCTAAATATGAGAAAGCTATGATGGAAAAATTAAAGGTCGCAGCATTAGTATGGCTCTCGAACTAACACAATATTATGATGAGTATATAAGATACTTTAATCTTGCAAAAGACCAGCAAGAAAAGTGTAACGTATCTCTTAAACCTCCTTATGGCATGATATCACACGCAGAGTCAGACATGAATGATGATCTATTACATCATGTTGAACTGTATGATGTAGTCGAACGCAAGTATGCAGGATTCTCGCAGATCGTAAACGACTGCTTTTATGGTTGGACAGAAAATCATCCGTATTGGAAGAAGATGGAAGCTGGTAAGATCACTCATCAACGCGATACTATAGCTCATAACTGGACAGGTAAGCATGATGACTTTAAACTACCCGAATGGCTGTATATCTTTATCCTCCATCGTGTATGTGGTTCTGCAATTAATTATAGTACAAAACCTAGTGGGTATCATAATACATTATTATTCTCACTACATAACTGTAAAACGATTGAAGATATGGTTGAGATGGTGAATAACTATCCATACTCATTCTATACTTCTGTTGGTTACCAGTTCCCTGCATTCCCTAAACCTCCAACAGGATCAAGATATAAACGAGGTGGAGACTATTATCTATCAGAGTATGCTCCTCGATTAGCGCGAGATCTTGCAGAATATTTAGAATCAGGTGGTCAGAGATCATTAAGAGAGATCGGTTCATTTATGCTAGATTGGAACGTTAAGAATGATCTTAGACAGTATCACTTTCAATATGCAGCAGTCGTAGCAGACATAGCAGATTGGTATCCGCAATACATAGATAAGACATCACCGTTCTACTACGGTACAAATGCAGTAGAGTGTATATCATACCTTGCCAAACCTACATCTAAGATGAAGCAAGAAGAATTCCTAGATCAAGTGATGATGAAGATCTATGAGGATACAAAAGCTTATCCATACAATGCAGAAGACGTGTGTTGTGACTTCATCCGTTGGGTAGAAAACTATGTTAGACCTGGGGCAGACTATAATCACCTCGACTTTGATAGTGTATGGTCATCATGTAAGATCAAAGACCATCCGTTTGGTAGGCAAGAAGCTATGCTCAAACTTGGTCTCATAGATACATTTAATAACATGACAGCTCATCCGTCAGATGATGCAATCATTAAAGCAAACAACATGACAGTAGAACAATATAAGGAACTATGCAAAACACTCTAGCTCGATTCATAGAAAATATAGAATATAAGAACATCACCTATAAAGGCACATCTCCAGTATTATTAAAAGATGGTAAGCCTACAGAATCGTGGATGAAAGATTGGCCACTTGAAAAAAGATTAGATAAGTTCTTTGAGTTCTGTCAAGAGTTTGATCTTAGACGCGATCAATTGCTGACTGAGGACTATCAGATATTCTCACACAGACTTCATTGGCATGAGCATCCGTTCTGTGATATCATGAAGAACGTTACAGATCCTAAACTTAGACTATGGTATACACTAACTTTCTCATTTAGTAACGAACATTGGGGTACACTAACGCGATTGATGTATCAAGGTCCTGAAAACCTAAGAGAACACTTTAAAGAGAATAGACATGCCCGTAGTGACTTATTCCAGATATATTATCCTAAGAATACGTTAGTTAAGGATTGGTTGATCGATGGTCCTAAACAAGCTGCTGAAGACATGTGGGAGTTTCTTGATAAACATAGACATAGATTAGAACGACCGTTCACGATGATGGAGTATGCAAAGCTATTAGAGAAGTACTTCAAAGAGAAACAAAACTTTAGGAGTCCTCTATATCCATGCAAGAACACTGCACGATACATGGCTATGGCATATCCAGACATCGTAGATCCTGAGTCAGTATTGTTTGGTGGTACAGGACACTTTGATGGGATGGCACAGATATTTGGTGTTAACTTAAACGGTAAAGTACAGTATGAGATAGATCCAGATGGACAGTTCATACCTAAGAACAAAAATGGTGAATTGTGGCTTGCACAGATGCATCAGTTAAGAGATGATGTACGTAATCCAATGAGAGAACAAAAGATGTTGAACATCGAAGACAAGACTTGCTTCTTCTATAAACATATCGCTATTAGTCATGGTGTTAAATCACCGACTAAACGTATACCATATAATTGGATATTTCCAGAAACATTTAGCTTGAGAGTTGCATGAGAACATTCGTAGAAGGTGTAAACAAAGAAGTAGGTATGATGACATGGCCACAAGCCAAAGAGTATTACCTATCTCTATGTGAAGGATGGACACCGTACAACCCAGATCCAGTTGTTATTGAACATGAAGGCGTACGAGTAGTTCGAGATGATCTTATCGTTGGTACAAAGACAAGAGCTGGAGATTTGCTTGCAGCTAAGATCCCAAACGATACATTAGTTTATGTACAACCAAGAGTCGGACTTGCTGGGGTATCTCTATGTGATGTAGCAAAGATACATGGTAAGAAGATCGTATTGTTTATGCCATCATCTAAACAGATATCACATCATCAGGCGTGTTGTATCGAACGTGGAGCAGAAGTACACTTTGAACGTATCGCAGC